GTCACGGGCGACAACAAAGCCTCCGCCGATTGCTGCTGTTTCGAGAACTTGTCCGACAAGATAAATCCAAGCTGGCCCGCCTTGATATGTTTGAAGAAACTTGCCTAGTGCGTAGGCGATGGCCGCGATGGTTGTTTTGTAGTTGTTCATGGTTTTATGGTTTCTTTGAAAGGGCATGGCTTGCCGGGGCACATTCGATAGGCCATGAGCATCCCGTGGTTCTCTCCAGCTTGCGCCCGAACGGATTCGATTGCGCTTCGTAGCTCTTTGCGGTCTGACTCGCATTGCTCGCTGCGATGCCAAAGGATTTTTGCAAGAAAACATAACGCGCCCGTCACGGAACTTACGGCTATGAGCAAAGCGTTTTCGAGTGTCATGGCTTATTCTGTAAGTGAGGCAATTTCTGCTTCCGCTTCCGCTTTTTTAGCAAGTGCGGCGGCGAGCTTCTTTTCGTTCTCGGTTTGCAGCGCGGCGGCTCGCATCGTTGTCAGCGTGGCGATGTCGCCAGCGTCAAACGCGGTGGACGCGTCCGCGAGTAGCTTGGCAATGCGGTCACGGTCAGCGGTTACATCGGTAATCTTCGCAAGCACGGCCCGTAGTTTTTCAACAGCGTCGTTAAACACGAAGCCCTGCGCGCCTCCTGCGATGATTTCAAGTTGTTCGGTTGCGATTTCGATGGGTATCATTTTAATTGAGGATTTCGATGGTTGCGTTATTTGCGTGGACTTGATTGCCGACATTTCCAGTTCCCCATTTCATCGTAGCGGCAATCGTGTTCGCTACGGTCGGGTCTATGAGCTTTGCAACAAACTGCATTGCAAAGGTTCCCGTCCCTGTGCTAGTGGTGTTGATTTCAGTCCCGCCAGCGGAGAGCGAAATTCGGAATGTCGTGCTGCTCGGAATCGCCGTGACGTAGTAAGGCACATTTGGCGCAATCCCGTTCGGCCAAGTTCCCGAAGGCCAAGTCACCGCCGCTGCCGATGTGAACTTTACCACATCGCCAACCGCCACAACACCCGTCATTGTATGAGTAACAACGGTTGGGGTTGCGCTAGTGAATGTGACGGTGTTGCCAATACCGCTAGAGGCCATCGTGGAGGTATTCAACGAATACGCAAATCCAGTCGTGGTCGTGCTTTGCAGCGAGGTTGTTAGGATACCACCCTCGCAAGACATTCGCAACGAATCAAACATCGTCAATACGGTTTCCAGCCAAAAATCAGAATTAGTTAGAGACGAAGGTGAAATCGTGCCGGTGGATTGGCTGCTTACCTGCACCCCGCCAACTGTGATTGTCGGGATAATCGTGGAAGACGTTCCGCTGTAATACACTCCATCTATTCTAATCCGCAGTTTTTTCCCTGTCACAAGCAAGTTTGCAGGGATAACGGGAGCACCAATGCAATTCGTTCTCGTCATCGTGTGCGTGCCACTTCCGCCGCTTCCGCTGATCGCGCTGCCTGTGAGTGAGGAAGCAAGCTGACAGCTCACGCCCGCCGAAAACGAGGTTCCGATGATGTAGTAAGTTGTATATTGATCGAATCCAGAAGGCAGCGTTCCCGTTGTGGACAACTTCACAGCATCCCCGATGACAAATCCAATCGGGGATGCAAACGTCCACGTTGCCGAAGAGTTCGTCGCTGTGATTGTATGAGCGAGGAAGTTTTGTGCAGTGGTCAGGGTATTGCCGCCAACCACGGCAGGCGAATAACTGCCATACAGCACCGTGGGGAGTGTAGCCCGCTTCCCAAGGTTGCTCGCGCCGAGGTATTGCGCTAGACAGAGTTGCGCAGAATCAAACCACCAAGCATAGGCACTTGTTGAAATGTCGCCGTAGTAAGACTGTGGGGAGAAATAGTTAGTGTAGAATGTGGCAGCACTAGCGCTGCCGGAGAAGGAGCCACTCAAGCTGCACGTATTGTCTATGCTTTTGTTCGCGAGGGTATCCGCGGACGAAGTGGTGACGACATTCACGCCTTCCACCGCGATTCTGCCAGCGGAGACGCGGGTGATTGTCGTGTCGGTGGCGTGTCCAAGGTTAATCGAAGTGCCTATGTATGGCGATGCGCTCCAAGCCGGAGCCGTAGCGACGCCGCCGCTGGAAAGCACGCTGCCAACCGCTACATCAGCCAGCTTGGAAAGCGTGTTCGATGCGCTGGCATAGAGTATGTCGCCCGTGGTATAGGTTGTTTGATTCGTGCCGCCTTTTGTTTCTGGTAATGCCGATGTGAGCGCAGATGCTAGGTTTGCGCCGGATGGAGTGGCGAGGAAAGTTGCAACTCCTGTGCCTAAGTCGGAACTACGCACAAGCGTAACAGCAGTGCCAGTTCCATTTTTGAAAGATGGGATACCACTACCGTCTGAATACCAAGCCGAGCGTCCGGCTATAAGAGTTGGAGTGGTTCCATTTTCAGTGACGAAATGCCCCGCAGCGCCCGTTCCGGGAATGCTGGCAAAGTGGCCCGTGTTTGTTGCATCGCCAGCAACATTTGCCGTGCCGTTAAAGCTAATGTTGAAAATGTTGCGAGGCGTTGCAAGTGCCGTTGCCGTTCCAGCATTTCCGCTCACGCTGGTTTGATCGCCCGTGTTCGTTCCGCTAAGATTACTGCCACTTACGGCACCAGATGCGGCAACGCTAGTCGGCGTGATTGCTCCAAGCGTTAAGCTAATCGCGGGCGTAGTTGTCGCTGTCGCCACTGTGCCGCTGACGCCGTTTGCCGTTGTCACGGAAACGCTAGTCACTGTGCCCGTAGCTGAATCCACCGCGTTCAGCGTCGTGCCGCTCATACTTAGGTTTGTGCCTAGAGTGATTGCAACTGGCAATCCGGTTCCGCCGCTGCTCGCCTGTCCAAGTAGCTTTGAGGCGGTTAGGTTAAGACCTTGATTTGTGACGGCCTGTAGTTTTTCCGATGCGCTCAGGCTTTGGGATGTGTCATACCTAACCGCCCCCGAAACGGAAAGCGGAGTGAGCGAACCAGCGTTTATGATGTCGGCTGGAACTGTAACGGGAATCGAGAGAATCGTTTTTACCTCGCCACTTGCGCGCGTGCGGACAACGGACAATGTAAGCGCGAGCGAATCCACGCCCGATGCCCAAAACATCTTCGCCATGTTCACCGTGTTTAGTGAAATCGTGCCGGATGCGCCGAAGGGCGCGAGCAATGAAACATTTGTTGCCGCTAAGCTAGGGTCAACTGGCCCCGCGAGGTTGCCGATAAACTCCACAAGATACGCCGCGCCGTCTGTCGAAACTGTGAAGTTGTCCGCTGCGTTGGCGTTATTGTAGCGCAACTGCGGATGCCGCCCTAGCACCGCAGAAAGCTCGCCAATGCTCGCCACGGGAGAAACTGAGCCGCACACCGCCGTCACGCCGTTAACCGTCGCGCTAAGGCTATAAAGCCCGCCATAAGTGCCAGCGGCGAAAGCTATGCGAATGATTTTATTCAACGACGAACTTGCGGCTTGTTCAGTAGATACCGTAACGCTCGCCGTTGGTAGCGCCGTCGAAGGCGTAGCGTATGCCGCAGGCTGTTGAACTAGCGCGATAATCTGCTGTCCCTTTGTGGAGACCGTCCCTTGCGCGATAACGGTTACAACCGCCGAGCAAACGGGAATCAGATTCGTTGCCGTTGCCGCGATTGTGGGAAGCACACCAACCGTTGCGCCGTCCACTTGATAAACGCCTTCGCTTAAAAGCGTGACGGTCACGGCTGGATTTCCGCCCGCAACGCTTGCGAGGCTTAGCGGAGTTTGCAAATCCGCCGCGCTAACGTCAAAGTCTAACGCCGTCAAGTCGGTTGTCACGCCGTCAATTTCCAAGGCAAATGTGCCCGCCGTTGGCGCTTCGTCCGCGCTTCCGATGCTGACTTGATACGTGTCGCCAGCCGTGTAATCCACGTCGAAGCTGCGCGTGTCTGTTGCCGATGGAACGACGGGCTGAATAGCTATGACTACGCTTTGATCGTTTCGCGTGAAGTTAGGAAAAGGAGCAATGCCACCGTCTAGGATGCTGTTGATTAAACCGCGCTGCTGCGGGTCTGAGGTGTTAATTAGTAGGTTCAGTGGCATCGCTTAGGTTCTTATAGTTAGGTTGAAAAATATGTCAATTAGGAACCTTGCCATACGCAACCAAACCACGGGACAATTCCAAAGAAGTCTTCCGGAATTGCGCCATTATCCTGTGCTTGCCGCAAGAATCCCTGCATTAGGTGCGTCGTCGTCGGGCACATCAGTTTATACCAAGCGCCGGAAAATTTCACGTCATTCGCCTCGCCCCCTGGATCGTCGGAGTCTTTCAAGTAGCCAAGCAGTTGATACCATGTGAAATTTCCGCTTCCGAAGAGGCTGTTGTCTGCACTCACGTAAGCATACGATCCCCATTGTTCGCCGCTTTTTATCGTGGCGGTTGAGATTTCACCGCTATCAAAAAGCACTTCAAGCCAAACGACGTGACTTGCCGCTGTTAGTATGATTGTATTGTCGAAATTAGTGATGGTGGCATACCGATCCAGCCACGTTGAATCCTTCCAATTCGACCTATAGTTATAGGTCTTCATCAGCGTGCTCTGCGGATTGATTTTCAACGCTATCCCAGAATAAACCAGCGTCATTCCGCTTCCGTTCGTGCCTCCCGTGATTGCTGCGCCTCCTGCTGTTGCTGATAGCTTTAGCGTGCTCGCTGTGATGTCGCGTGCGTAGTAGGTTGTAGCGAGCGTGAACGCGCTGCTCATCGTGCCCGTGCCCGCCGTAGTCAGCGCAACAGTGACGGGTGAATTAAGCTTTAGCCCGTGATTTATGTTCGTGCAAGTCCAAGTGCCCGTGCCGCTGTCGTAGGTGAACGGAATCGCCAGTGTGCCGCGCATCGTCGGGTAAAGATTCCACGGCGGCAAATAGGGCGGCGGTGACGGCTGATTCCATGTCCCATCCCATCCAAGTTTCGCCTTTGTCAAATCGAGCACCACGTTCTGATCGCTCTCGATTACTCGCCCGCTGCCGCCGCCAACTGGCATCACAACTTGCCAATCTCTATTCATGCGGTCAATAATTCGGTTTCCGAATTTCTTAGAAAGAAATCCATCCTTAAACGCATCATCTCCCATTTGTGGCAGCTTATCCATTAGGGCGAAGTAAATTGTGACCAGCTAACATAAACCGCCTTGCGCTGGTAAAAGAAGCCGCGATAAAGTTCAATGGCAGAATCTTCCGCGACAAAGTAGCCCGCGCCTAGCGGAGTAGGCGAGCCGATATAAACCAGCCTCCCAAACACGGAAAACACTTTTGGCGCGTAGATAATCGAAGGCTTCGTGAGGCTGTATTCATAAACCACATCAGCGTTCACCGTGATAGGAAGCTCCGCAACCTCCGGCGCAACTGGCGGCGAAGTCCAATCGTAAGAAAGCGTCGTGCTAACAAACTGAAAAGGATAGGTGATCGTGCTTTGCTCCGTGCGCGTGCTAGGTAAGCTGGCGTAAGTGCGCGTAAAAGAAAGGATGCCGCACCCCTCGTCCGTCGTGTCGCTTTCGTCAATGAGGTATGCGGTAACTGGAGCGCCTCCGCGTGTCACGGTAATCGTTGAAAGCTGCTCGTGATTCGTCGTCGGCGGAGTGTTGAACGGCGCGAGTGAGTTTTTCAACGGCGTGTAATTCGCCGCGTATTGCATGAACTTCGCCTTGTATTCAAAGCTCTGCGTGTCGCCTTTCGACTGAAACGGAAGCGACCACGTAGCGGGGCCGTCTTGCGTTGCAACCGTCCAATCTCCGTCTCGTATTTTATTTGGAACACTCATGGCGCGTTTTGAAGCATTGCTAGGTTAATTTTCTGCACATCCATTTGCCCTACATCTTGTTTTTGTATTTTGGCAATATCGGCTGGAGCTGGCGCGCGTTCTTCTAAGAAATCACCCAATTGTTTTTCGCGCGACTTACTTGTTCGATTTGTAGAATCCGATCGGCCTAGTGTTCTGTCAATTTCCTCAGGAGTCATAGGCTTTTCGCTGACTCCTTGTTCTTTGGCCATGTCTCTTATTTCTTTTGCCGACTTTCCTATTGTTTGCCCGTGTTTCAAATCCTCTAGTGATTTTTTTTCTTTTGCGTTTATTCCTCCAAGCTCTCTAGCGCGCGCTTCACGGTCTTGCTGGCGACTAATTACGGTTCCCTGCGCTTGATCGTGCTTTTGTTGCTCTTTCAATTCGTCTTGCCGTTGCTGTGGAGTTTTTTGAAAATCCGCAATTTTTGCTTCCAGCTCCGCAATTTGTTTTTGAGCGGTTAGTTGTTTTGCAACTTCAATCCTTCCTTCGCGTATAGCCTGTGTGATTTGAACTTCATATTGTGCTCGGATTTGCGCCAGCGTGGTTAGCTTTTGATTTCCGGCCTGCTGTTGAACTGCGGCATCTTTCGCTAAGTTGGCCTGCCTCTCTTGGTCTTTTAGAGCAAGCTGTCCCAACACTAAGGCTTTTGCCTTCTGATGTGCTGCTTCTTTCAGTTGTTCGTTTATGACCGTTCCCTGCTGCCCCGCGTCATTGGATATTTGAAGAGCCTGCTGCGCGGCGTAAAGTTCCGCGTCTAAGTCTTTCAAATGGTCTTGCTGAGTAATTCCGATTTGCTGTTTTTTTCCAAGCAACGACTTTTGAACTTGCTCATTTTTCTCATCAATCCCGATTTGCTTTGTCGAAAGTTCATGCTGTATATCCACCTGACCCAAAAGATCATCGTTCCCGTCTTTTATGGCTTGGTTTCTGGCTATCTCATAAGCCGCTTTTTCTTTTGCCGATGCGACTGCGCTTTTATCGCCTGTGATGGTTTTCTCCAAAGCCTCATTATTGCCTTTGGCAGAGGTCAGATTTTGCTCCTGTGCAAAGTTAATCTCATCAACCGCCAATGCGGATTCGTGCAGTGCTTTTTCGAGAGATGTAACCTGCACGCTGTTTGCCGCGAAAAGTCCCTGTGCAATTTTTAGCTGCGCGTTAAGTTCGGTTTGATAACTCGTCTGAGCCTCTATCGCATCCGACATTGTAACGCCGCGAACCGAAGCGGATTGATTTAATGAGACTTCAGATTTTTCCTGTGACTCAGACAAGGAGAGGATTTTCTTTTTCGCCTCCGCTTCCGCGTTAATCTTGTTGAGCGCAGCATCGCGCACTTTTAGCGCATCTTTATCCATCACGCCGCCGCTAAACTGATTTTGCAATTCAGCGTTCAAATCGGATATATTTTGCTGCCGTTCCTGCTCTACCTGCATCAGCGATAGTCGCTGTGCCGCCCCCGCAGTTTTATCCTTGATTAACGCAACCTCTTTTTTTGATTGAACTTCAAACTGCGAGGAATTACTGGCGCGCATATTTGCCAGCGCCTCTTCATTTTGAGTTTGCGCCCCGAATAAATGATGAGCCGCCGCAAACGCCGTATTCTGCGCGTCTATAAATTCCTTTTGAAGCGCAACTTCTTTTTCTATTGCCGACTTTGTAGAAATTCCATCCTTTCGCGCTAGTCCCTGATACTTGTTTAGGACAGTAAAGCTCTGCGCTATTTGTGCCGTTGCAGCGCTAACGCCGGACGCTATAATTCCAACAGGGCCGGGGATATTTGCGGCGGCATCACTGATTGCTGAGAATGTTTTAAGCAATGGCGAAGACCCGCCAATTCCAGAGGACGCATTTAATTCAGATACGGCGCTAGCCGCCACGCCTGCGTTATTGGCTATCCCAAGTAGCGCAGAAGAAAAAGCCTGCGCTGTCTGTATGTTCTTTAGTTTGTTTGCGGTTTTATCCACCTTCTCAATCCCGCTCGCCGCCTTACTCCCGCTTTTCTCCACGGCATCCAAGCGCGATGTTAGCTTAGCAATGCCAGCTTCAAACGCTGACAAGTCCACTCCCGCCGTCGCTAGTATGTCGTTTTTTCCGGCCATCTTAGTTGTTAGGTTTCTGCATTGAAAAAGAGTAAGTGCCGTCTCGATTGCGTGACGGCTGGCTGACTAGGAGATAGCCTTGCTTTCGCTTGCGGTTAATCTCGCGCACAACGGTTTTCTCCGGCTTTGTGATTGTTTCGAGCGCATCGCCCCATTTGCTAGCAATCTCGTCACTTCTGCGATTGACTACTACGCAACCGCGAGAACGATCCGCCGCTTTGATTAGCTGATAAATGACGTTCAGCGGCGAATCTAGCACGCGCTCCAATGTCCATTCTCCGGATGGATAGCTTTCATTTAGGCTGTGATACAAGCCCGCAGTTGGCGAGTAATACGGCTTGCACGTTGAACCAGTAGGAGCATCGAGAAACGCCGCGTCAAGAAATGCGTCTATGCCCTCCAATGCTGCCACAACGTCCAAGGTCGCGTTTGTTTCAATGAAAGCATCTCGCCCATCCTGCACGGCATCAAACGGAAATAAAGGCGAAATAAACCAAAGGAATTGCAGCACCGCCGCGTCTGTAATCTTCCCGCCACAAACGAACGGCGAATCATACGCGCGCAACCACTCAAAACGGCGAAGCGTCAAGGGCATACAAACGATGCCGCCGATCAACTCAGGGAGTCCAAGCAACGCCTTGGAACGGTCGCGCCTTTCGCTCGCTATCGCGTCATCAAAGCCGTGGATGCAAGATTGACCTGCCACATTATTAGACCGTGGTGAAGCTTGTGCCGCTCTCCGCCGTGACGTTCACAACGCGGATTCCTCCGGGAGTGTTGTCCTCTTCGTAAGGAACGGTCGTTACGGCAAAGGTAATCGCGCCAGTTTCGTTCGGCGGTGTATCGGTGAAGGTTGCACCCGGCGCAGGAAACGCTGTCGAGCCGCTGGCAAGCTGCAATTCGGCCTGCCAAGTATAGCGACCCTTCGTCCAATGCTTGCGGTTAGGTAATCCTGCCGCCGTGAAATCTTCCGTGGACGACCAGTTGGGCGTGATCGTCTTTTTATTGACGATGTAGGTAACGGCGTTAATGGTGATTGTGGTTGTCCCGTAAGCGGGAGTTCCATCGAGAATTTGATTAGGTACTGCCATGTGAGTGAGTGGTTAGGTTTAGAGATTCGTCGGCCAAGCGTTAGGGTTAATAGAGAAATATATTGCAAATGTCAACGTAGAAGTGTCGAGGTTCATTTCATCGTCAAAGCTAGTATCAGAGCTAGCCTCGCGCACGTCCATAACTAGCAATGGGGAGTTCTGCTTAGTCCACTCCTGCGTGATGTAGTAAAGCTGCATACGCGCCCGCGCTTGCCCCACTAGCTTTGCGTGTGCATCGCTCTTAGCTTCGCTTGTGCGATTCGTGACAACCTTCACTTCAATCGTGCCGTCGTAGGCGTCATAAATCCAGCGCACGCGGTCAACGGCTAGCTTGGCGTGATTCTGTGTCTGCCCCGTTGTCGCTTTGATTTCTAGGCGCGGAGATTGCGCCGAGTCCACCATGCGCGAAAGATAAACGTGAGGCGTGGCGGTTTTCAGAATCCCGCAAAAGGCAGACTCTAGGTTGTTTTCAAACTGGAAGATTTCATCGGTGCTCATTTGTTCATTATGGCAAAAAGCGTGACCTTTAGCCTTTTGTTCACTGAGCGACGGAATTGCCGCTCATGCTTTTTCTGCGCGTCGGAAATTATTTGTTCGCCCGTGAATTTCTTATAGCGCGAAGGCATGGCTAAAAATGGATTGAACATGGCCACAGAGAACGTGCGCTTTCCTCCGCGTATTTGACCGTAGGCGCGAGGCGGTGCTTTTATCGGGTCTCGTCGTGACGTAGCGTTTTTGACCTGCTGGCTTTCTGGAATCTGCAAGCCGAGCGAACGCGCAAGCTGCCCCCACGAAGCGCGGTAAAGGAATCGAGCAGGAGCACGGCCCGCCAGAAATTGCGCCTTTGTCTTTCCGCGCCCGCCTTGCTCTTTCCATCGCTGAAACTGGTTTCCTTTTTTCTGGATTTGATTTGAACGAATAAGAGAGAAGTCACGAACGGGAGTAATCCGCGAAGCCGTCGCTAGAGTTTTTTTTGTGTAGTCCATCACGTCCGGCTTAAACTGAATTGCCGCAACTTGCTTCATCGCTTCCAGCTTTTTCCGAAGCGTCGAAACATCTACGCGGAATCCAGTCTTTTTCATTGCTTGAGGTTGGCGCGGAGTTCAACGCTGCCGTCTCGATTGTCTCGCGTGATTGCGATGACTTGAAACGCGCTGTCGTTATGGGCGAACACGGATTTAAGCTCAATCTCACTAGCCGTGAAATCAGTCGCCAGCATTTGAAAGGTTGCTGGCATCTGCTCTTCATAATTCGCGTTAGCCATGCGCTTCGTGTATTCAATCGGCGGAGCAATGCACGAATAGCTTTTGCCGTTGAATGTAAGCGTGTCGCCAAACATAGACGAACTGAGCATGGCGTTAAACGCCCGCAACGATGCTGCCTTGAAATCCAAGGCCATAGCCTTACGCCTTCACGCCGCCAACAAGCGGAGAAAACCGCATCACGGTCGTGCTCGTCATAACTCCGAGCGGAATAACTGTCGATCCGCTGGCAATGTCTGCGTAAGTTTTCGTGCAAGCCCCCGGAGTATTTGAAAGCCAAATAGTATCACCAGCAAGCACGGTAAAGCCGGGAGTGAATCCAGAATCAGACGCCACGTAAAAGCACGTTTGCGAAGTGGCGACGTCTGCGATGCAGCATCCGGCAACGCTATTGGCTGGGGTCGTGCCGTTGCTGTCCGCGAGGCCGATTGTTCCATTCGCTAAAACATAGACATATTGGCCGCGAGTGATTGCGGTTGACGCCACGCCCGCTGAAACGGAAGTGCCGGAAGATTGAAGGACGTTCGCTGCTGTGGGTGATAAGTCTGCCATTTGAGTATGTGGTTAGGAGTTGTTAGGAATAGGCGCACCATAAGAGTAATCGCCTATATGTTGCAAGCATATAGTTTGATCCACCAATACTTTTCCGCCTAACTTTCGCCAGTTGTCGCAAAACCACCAGTCCTCGCTTCGCCATTCTCCGTCATTGTCGCACCCTTCATGCCAGAATTGCCACTCTGGACGCCCGTGGTTGTGATACTCCGGCACTAGCGGCTTCATCTTCTCGAAAACGCTGCGATGCACGCGCATAAAGCCTCGCCCTGCGCGTTTGACTTCCACAAGCGGCTCGACACCGCCGAACGGGTTTTCATCGGTCAACGTGGCAACGCACCATTGCAGCGGAAGTGCTTTCTTTGGATAGAGGCCATACACAAGCGGAACGTCATGCGATAGCAACTTATCCACATCTTCGCGGGTGAAATGGATGTCCATATCTATGACAACCATTTCCTCGCAGTCCGTGGAAAGAAAGGTTGCTGTGGCCATGTTAAGTGATCTTGTAGGGTATGGCTGAGAAACCCTACCTAGAACCGCGCCCCTGCCGCCAATCGCAACCAGTGCGTCGTAGCAGTATTGCGCCTTTATGGTTCCTGTGCCGTTGTCAATTAGTGGATAAAACCGCTTCATCCTAGAGCTTGTCAAAAAGCCTGCGGAAATCCGCCGCCGTGTAATCGCCGCTTGTATTCTCGCCTTTGACTAGGTGCGTGCGAAGAAAACGAACCTCATGCGCGTCGAGAACCTTTAGCGCAACGATTTCGCCCGTGCGAATGTCTTTGTATTTGCCGCTGTATCCAGAGAACGAATCGTCGGCCTTTGCGACCTTCGTTAGCGCCTTGCCTTTGAGCGCGTCTAGTTCTGATTCCTGTTTAGCAATCTGCCGTTTAAGTGCGTCAACTTGCCTGTCGTTTGATGGTGTTTCTTTTGCCATAGGTGCAGACTAGCTATTACAGGATGCGGTTATTGGCAAGCAATTTTCGACGCGCCCATCCCTCGCGCTTTGCTTGTGACATTTTCGCCCGTGTCTCCGCGCTGCGCTTTCTTCCTCGCAATGGAGCGTGCGCGGCTTCTATTGCTTCCGCCGTCTTCCGCTTGCCGAGCTTGGCTAGTCGCATCTTATACCGCGCTTCCGCGCTGATAGGTGCGCGCTCTTTTTTAACCTTCGGCTGTCGGCACTTTGGCGGATGCTCCGCAAGATAACGCTCGCGTGAAATCTTGTTCGCCTCGCCTATCTTGCGCCGTGTTTCTTCTGACACTACGCGCCCTGTCATAGCCGCTGCGCGCCTTGCTCGCGTCTCCGCTGATTGCTTCTTGCCAAGCTGCGCGAGCCTTATTCTTTCGCGCACTTCCGGCGTTAGATTCGCCGCTTTCGACGCCTTCATTTTGGCGACCGCTTCGGGTGACATTTTGCGCCCTGTCGCTTTGGTGCGGATTTTGTCTTTCGTGGATTCGTGCATTGAGAATCCGCCTCGCCCGCCTGAGTGCAGATTCGTTAATGGAGCGCCGGAATCAAATGAAGACTTAATCCACCATCGCTCTCTTTCCTGCCAATCTTTATCGTCGCTGTTTTCGATTGTTTCTAAAACACGAATCTCCGGCCTAAGACCAACGCTAATCAGTGATTTTACCCAATTATGCTTATAACGCTCTCCGTTTTCACTAGTATGCGCTGAGCGCCTAATGCGAATGTTGTTAGTTTTTCCTACATATCTCAGCAGTCCATTTCTTGGGTCATAGAGACCGTATATATAAATAGTCATGCCGCTAGAGTAATTAAACCCTAGCGGCATGTCAATTAGTTAATCGCTACTCGGTTGTTTGCTTAACTGAACTGCGTCGCGATCAAATCTCCCGCATTGCCGTTCGCAATGTAGGGCGCTTTCGAGGTTTTCGTGCGAACAATGTTCGACTCCGTTTTCTCTTCGCGGTAGGTATCCACGCCGTAGCCGTCTGCGGGCGTGTAGCTGTCCCAGTAAGCATTGACGCCGCAACCTTGGAGCGTTGCAATGCCGTCTTCCTGCGCGCTTGCGCTGTCCCCAGCCGCGCCGACCCACACGTAAGTATTGCCCCAAATGCGGGACATAACCGCCGTCGCGCCGTCGCTTGCGCTGTTATAGACGCTATTGCCGATGAGCACCTTTTTGATGCCAGCGTCGGCAAACGCGAGTTGCAGATTGCTCTGGTTGACTTCGTAACCTTTGCCGAGTTGGGAAACAACGAAGTTAGTCAGCAAGGTCGAGCGACGGATGCGCTTATAGACCTGCGAGCTAAGAACGATAGTGTCGGCAACTTCGCCCTTATCCAGCACGCGCTCAATCGAGTCATACACATCGCGCACGAAGTTGACCGTGGCGAGGTTGGCTTCCGTGTAAGCAACGGCGCTGTTTGTTGCGCTGCCGAAGTTGGTCGTATTCATGATCGCGGCGGCGGTCAGATACTCCGTGGTGATTTCCACGGCTTCTGCGGCCTGTGCTGCCATGAGGGATTCGACGCTGAGATAATCGGCGTAATCCATTTCAACTTCGTCGGGCACTTGAATTTCGCGCTTGCGGATCGTAACGGTGAACGAGTCATCGTTAAGAGTTGCCGTCATGCGCTCGACGTTTGCGCCGGGAGCAGTGATGAAGTAATCATCCAAGATTCGTGCAAGCTGCGCGTTTGCAATCTTGGCTTTCACCAAATGCACCGTGCGCTTGTTCACCGGGAGGGCCGGAAGAATCTGCGAATGAATGTTGAGCTTGTTAATCCCGCGTCCTTCACGAATGACGGATGCGAGTTCCTGCCGAGGGCGGGCTGTTGAGTTAGTATATGCTGGCATTGTATTTGTTAGTTAGTAATTAAGCAACGTAGCCGAGTTCAACAACGCCGAGGGTGTCGGTCGAGGGAGCTTGTAGCCATTTGCCGATTAGCACGGCGTTAGTTGAGGTTGCAGATGCTTTTCCGGAAGCTGCGGAGTAAGCCGCTGCGCCAACGGTGCAGTTTGCGGAAGCGAGCACTGGCACGCTGCCGCCGCCGCCGATAGGAGCCGCGAGGCCCGTGCCGGAAGCCGGAATGTCTTGCAGAGCGACGTAATCGCCGCAAATGCTAAGTCCCGCAACGCTAACGAGACCGTTAGTATTGAGCAGGAGACGAGCACCGCGAGAGATAGCAACGGCGGTTGCCGTTACCGTCTTCTGGATTTTGATGTTAGTTGTAGCTGTGTTTGTAGTAGCCATGTGAGTTAGGTATTAGAGCTTTCCTGCCTTGCGAGCAGAGTTGTAGATTTCGGGTTTATCTTTGGCCAAGCGGAAGATTGCCGTGGAGCGATCTTTAGCGCCTGCTGAGATTTGAGCGGCGATAGCCTCTTCGACTTCATCCTTCGCGGCTGGTGCGGCTGGAAGCGTGAACTTACCAGCGCCGAGAGCGGCGGTGAACTTAGCCTCTGCGAGCACGACGGCTTCACCTTTGGCGGTTTCGAGTTGGCGTTTGATTGCGCGGTTGCAACGGGCGAACGCGGCCATGAGCGCGGGCGCTTTTTCGTCCTCCGGCTTTTTGTCGGCATCGGTGACGCCTGCGGTTGCTTCCATTTCGGCGGTGTCGGGCACGACGGGCGCGTCCGCTGGTTTGTTCGCTGCGGCGATTGCGTCTGCAATCATCTTAGCGACTTCGATTTTATCTTCGTCTGTCATTTTGGTTTGTGTTTGTGTTTGTGTTTGTGCTGCGGAAAAAAGAGCCGTAGTCGCTGCGCCACATTCGACTAAATCGGCGGCTTGGAAATCGAGAGGCGTGCTGTCCTTGTCGGACGGGTCGTAGGAAAACACGGGCGACAGCATCATGTTCTCAGGGTCGTGCTCTGCGTTCCATAGAGCGGTCTCCTTATACTGGCCCGGCGCTAGGTGAAGGTCTGCAATGGGGTTTCCTTCACTGTCTTTGCGAATGTCTTTAAGTTTGCCGACCTTGGCGTGCAGCGCATCGCCGTTGCCCTGCTTGTAATCGTGCGTCCAATGAACGGGAATAGAACGACTGCCAGCATGAGAAAGTAGCGCATCCACAAATGCGGGCGTGATTGTCGCATAGCGCGGCTTTCCATCCGGCCCGCTGAAGCACGCGACCTTGCCTAGCTCTGCAATCTTTACGCCCAAAAGCACATCGCCGTTGATGCTATCTTGCGAAAACGATGCGTGCCTAAGTGATGCTAAAGCTGTTGCCATTTCCGCGCTTATACCTAATCCTATTAAGTAACGCGAGAAATTGAAAGCGCAGTGCTTTTAGCGCTTGGCGAGCGCCTTTGCTATCTCCTGCAAACGAAGGCTAGGCTTTAAGACTCCAAGCTCTACCTTTTGCAGATAGCTTTGAGAAACGCCAATCTTCGCGGCCATTTCTTTCTGCTGCAATCCAGCGGAAAGGCGGGCGCGTGCTATCGGCGTGCGGCGTGGTGATACTCTCATTTTGAGACGTATTCTGTTCGCTTGCGCGCCGCCTCATGTTCTGGAGAATCTTGCCCGCTCTCATCTGCGGCTATGTCCTCGTTTTTTAGTGCGTGCTGAATAGTCGCCGTATGGGTTTCCGTTTCCGCAATCTTAGCGCCAAGTTCATTGACGGTATTTTTCAAGTCGTCATTTGCCGTTCCTGTTCCGACCCTTAGTTGCTCCACAAGCTGCCCGTGTAATTCTTTAACGCGCGCATTTGCATCGGCAAGATTCTTTGCGTTGCTCGCGTTCTTTGCTTTTAGTGCCTCATGCTTGGCTTTTAATTGTTCTAGCTTGCTTTGCTTAGGCGCTGGCGCGCCCTCTTTCTTTGGCGCTGCATCGCCGGTCTTAGCGGCTGGCTCGCTTGGGCTTGTGGGTTCGTGATTCTGTAAGTCTTCCAGCTTCTTTTTCGTCGCCTCTAAGCTGCGGTGAATTTGTGCTTGTTTTTCCGGCGAAAGATCGCCCTTCAAAAGCGTTTGCGCTTCATTGATAGAGGATTTCAGCTTGTTAAATTCAACTGGATCAACGTGCAGTCGCTCCGGGTCTGCGCCTGCGTTGTAATTGCTTTCAGTCGGCCCGAATCCTTCCGGCGTAACGTCGCGGATTGCGGCCTTGTTTCCGCCGTCTTTCTTTTCGAGTTTTTCAATCAAGCCGCCTTTTCCTGCGTGTAGCTCTTGGAATGTCGGATCGCGTCCGTGCTTTTTCTTAAACTCTTCTGCGGGATTTGCTGCTTTATTTCCGCCCCCGCTGCCAAACTTCCCATCGTCGGCGCGTGGATGCTTTGATTCCTCAAAATCAGCCATCACCGCCGCTGCTGGTTTCGCTGGCGTTCCTTCCGCTGGTTTGCCTTGCGTCAAATTTTCTGCCGCCGCCGCCTGCTGCGGATTGTCGCTCACCTGTGCAATGTCGGCAATGGTAACGCTTGGCTTGTATCCAGCTTTAACAAGTGCGCGGTTTGCATCTTCCACGGCCATTGCTGTTGCAACCGCTTCCTGCATGGACTCGCGCAGAACCACGGGAAAGCTGCGCCCGCTGTTTGCCATGATGACGGCGCTTTTCGTCGTGATTCCGCTGCGAATTGCTTTGATGTCGCTCGCATCGTCTCGGAAAGCGTCCGCAGTTGGTAGCGTAGTAAAACCCCAATTTCCACGCGCAATGTTCGGCATGGGCGGGAGCTTCTTTCGCTCCACGCCGTCCATGATTGTCACGTAGCTGATAACGTCCAATCGAGGGCGGTGAACGTCATTTCGGAGCCGCATAATCTCGCGCCCTGCCGCCTCAAATGCGCCACGGAAAGGAGCACCGCCGCTTTGTGCTCCGCTGAATAAAAACTCGTAAGGGAAGCCAACAGCAAGCGAAGCCGATGCGTCCAAGTAGCGCATCCCGTTAATGAACGAATCGCTTGGATGCTCGCCTTTCAACACTTGATAGTTGTCGCCGTTGAATTGGTATTTCACGATAGCGCCGTCTGCCATCGTCTCCACGTATTCAACCGCCCCTTCGCTGCTCACTTGCGTCTCGTAGTCGAGTTCATTTGGTTGCCCGCTATTATTTGACGCGATAGCCGCAATCTTCGACTGTTGCTGCATCGTGTCTTTCGTGGACTTTAAAATCTGATAACGCGAGTTCACATCTTCCAGCGCCGAGGCAAAGATTGAAACGCCGCGAACGCCGCCCGTGATGTCATCTTTGAAAAATATAACGTCGCACGCTTCCACGCGCTGCGGATTTGTGTAAATCGCGTCAAAGCCGCGCTCGTAAATTCGATAAGCGGTGGTATTTGGCCCCTGCAAATACAAGCCGGAAAAATAGACTTCGCCGCTGCGAACATCGCGCACGGGTCGTGTGAACTGGTAAAGCTCGCCAATGCGATCCGCCGTGACTTCCAGCAATCGCAATCGCCCCTCGTCACGATACCATTGCAGCGCCGAGTCTCCGCGTTCCGGTAAGTTCACATCGGACGCACGGGCAAACGCCTGTTGCATGGAGCATCCAACGCCCATGTGCTTCCATTGTTCCATGCAATACGCGCTCACCGCTTCATCTAGCGCGTGGTCTCCCGTGTCGGGCGCGTATGTGATTCCGCTGCTGCAATACATCCGGCGTTTGTTAATGTAGTTGCGAGCAAAGCTAGTGTTTTTAATCGCGTTCTCGCCCTCAAAAGAAAGCCGCACGCGCTGCTGTTGCGCGTAGCTAGAGTTCGGATTCGTGCCCGTGCGCGTAGCTGGCGCTTGCACCTTGTTTGGCATCGCTGCATTGTAGCCTGCAAACTTAGCAACGCCGATCGCGATGCCTTGGATGCCTGCTTTGATTCGTTCAGAGAGTGCGGGCTTAGTCATTGACGGTAATTGGCGGGCGATTACCCGTGAAGTCTTGATATGTTTTAGACGGCCCAAGTGTGCCGCCACGGATGCCTAGCTCATAGTTTGCTTCCATGAGTAATTCACTCAAGTCCATGTTTTGAATCCCGCTCGATTTCGAGCCTCCGCTAAGGCTTGTGAATGTGCCGTAAAGGGCGCGATCAAACCCGCTGTCGAGCAACTGCTGGATTTGGGCGGTAGTAAAGTTGCGAAAAAGTCTGCGCGGGCTAGGCATTTCGCGGACATATAGCAGAGACACCTAACAACTAGCAAGCGCAAAGTTAGGCGACGGCGGGCGTGCTTTTACGTTTTTACCGCCCCAGCGTATGAGATAACCAGCCCACACCAATAGGCCGAAACAATACTGTTGTCCGTCACTGAGTTGGCTTTTACACCGACTGCCGAGAAATAGCTAGCGGAAAATGTCCGTGCTTCATTGCGAGAGTCAACGCCATTACCTCGCAATCCCAAAAATGATCCCTGCGAACGCGCTTCCACACCGTTGCCTTTGCCTTGTTCGTCTTTTTGTCGGTCTCCACAAGCGGGATGAACGCTGGCATATTGGCGACGTAAATCTCCGTCATATCGGACGCAATGCCGAAGTAACGTCCGCTAGAACCGCCGACAAGCGCGGATAAATAGCCATAGAGCGTGTTATTGTCGCCAACAATGCAATACGCCCATCCTGAGGGAAGCGCGCCCTTTGCAACTCCGCGCAGTCTATCGGGCTGTTTCTCTCCAACGACGCCGCTTTCCGGCTTTGGCACTGAGTAAGGCATCGGATGCGAGACTTGCTTGCCGTCAATCGTCGCAACGTGGAATTGCTCTAGGTCTGAGCCGCGATAGGCATACCATCCGTATTTTGAGCACTCACGAAACACTAGCCTGTTCTCATGCCCTGAGTCCACGATAACGCACGTTCCTTTTCCCGTTAGATTTCCGTCAACTTTGGCTTCGCGCACGCCAAGAGTGAGCGCCATTTGATGAAGCTGCTCGAAAGTATCTAGCCTACGGTATTCAATGCGGCGAGAGTTTCCAAGGCGGTCATACTCCACACAAAGCGCGTGAAGATGCGCGCCCTCGTCTCCGCTGCCAGCTTGGAAATCCGCGCTGAGTATCCTTATCTTTTCCTGATCGGTTTCCCAAACGTCGCCTAGCTTGTAATCATTGACGCCTTTCCCGCCGCCAAAATCGGGCAAGCTTGGAGAATACGGACGGCACTCGCGCTTTTTTATCCAATCCTCGTGGGGCTTTAGGTTTCCCAGCTTCGCGGACTCCATCGCCGCTCTGTGCTCCGCAAGCAATCCGCTCCACGCGATTGTATGCATTGCGAACACGGGCCATCGAAACGAGCGAGTAGCAAAAGGCGCGGATGGGTTTTCAGCAATGTAGTCTCCATCTTTTACAAGCGAGAATCTTTCTCTCGCGGTATCTGCAAATGACGCTTGGCAATGCGGACAAATAAATAAAACGCTGTCTCCTGCCGCTTGAAACACCTCCACTCCGTTGTATTTCTCTTTCGAGTGCTCTGCCCACGATGGCTCCGTTAAGTTAGCGCACTTAGGGCAGCGGAAATTCCAGTTGTCTTTTTGTCCTTCGTTGAAAAACGTATCAACCTCTTTGCCAACATCTGGAGCCGTGGTTACATGAACGGCAAGCCGATTCCACCTTCCGCCAAGTCTTTTCTCAAACTCGATTAGTCGTCCCGGTGGGTATGAATCCAGGTGCGCCTCGTCGCTCATCAGTGTTGATACCTGCAAACTTTGAGCCGACGAAATACCCGGCCCCGTGATTGCTAAAAATTTGCCTCTAAACTGAAAGAGGTCGTTTGTTACTGAGTATTTATCTCGGCTTAGAAATCGCCGCACGTTCGGAATAGAAAGCAGAAACTCTTTGCCACGAGTCTTACACCATGTCGCCGCGTCGTCGTCGCTTTGCGCGCAAAACAGCATATCGCCGGGATTAAATAGGATGCGCTTTGCCATAATACATTGCCCCGCAACCGTCCCCATTGAACTGCTCGCCTTGTATAGGACTAGCCGCTTCACGCGAATGTCATCAGCCGCCGCAAATGGAGCCTTTAGAAATGGATACTGCTCGATTCTAAACGGCCCCGTGATGGGCGAGCCTGATCGATTGAATACTATATTATTGGAGGCAAATTCTAAAGTTGTCATATCGTCAACCACGCGGGAAGCACGCCGTCATTCTTCGCCGCCGTGATCGCGCCTTCCTTTGCTGCGCGGTAGTTTCCAGCATGGGCGATGTGAAAAGCCTCTGGCGAGTCGCATAGCGCGGCGGATTGCGCGTCTGCGATGATTGTCTGCTCAATGGCGAGGTCAATGCTGAGTAGCGTCTGATTCCATATTTCCCGCGCCTCGCTCACAAGTATCTTTTCACCCTCGCGCTTCTCCGGCGCAACGCCGCGATCAAACTCAAGCAAGGCCTTTCTTGAAATATCCCAACGGCGAAGGCTGAAAAGCAGGTCGCTTTCAATTTGTAGCTTTTCGGCAATCCACACTTCGCGCTGCTCGCTGGTTGCGTTTGGTGAAGGCTGAACCAATTCGCCAAGTCGCGCCTCTAGTGCCTCTTTCGCTGCGTAGGTTTGCAGTTCCTCCTTTTCGAGACGGGCGAGGGCTTGCGCGGCTCCGGTTCCGCTAAGGTCAATAGACGTTGTTTTTGGTTTTGACATATCAGCCCGTGATTATCTGCCAATATGCGAGACGAAGAAAGCAATTAGTGCCGTCCGATTCGTCGCGTGCTTCGTGTTGTCCCGCTTCGTTTTGTTTCACGTAGCATATAATGCGCCTGTCGTCTTTGGTGATGCCGATGAATCGGAATCCTTCGACGTTTGGAATGTCAGAAAGAGGGAGGCGCTTCATTTGCTTAGTTTTTCAATCGCCGTGGCAATAGCCGTCTGCGCGTCTGCGATCGCTTCCGACATGAGCCGGTGCTGTTCTGCGAGCTTGGTGTTGTTCTCCGCGATGAGTCTGTCTAGTTCGGCTAGTTTCGCGTCATATTCGGATTGCAGTTGGTCGTAGGTTTTCATGATTGGTTTTTGGTTGTGTAGGTTGTGGGTGAGGGTTGATTAGAAATTAACAATTTCGATTAGTTCAAGGTATCCCTTTTGATCTTCAAACTTTCCAGAGTTGCTGAAATTGGCGACTACGGCTGGGGCGGGCGCCTC